ATATGCGTATAAGCCCTTCAAATTTTTGTTCCTAATTTTTTTTGGGTAGGAATCATGCAGCAGCAGGTCAAGGGTCCTCCCCCCTAGTGAAATCCTAAGTATATTCTTAGTGTAATCTTAGTGAGTAGATGTTGTTCTTTCTCCTATAGTGGTCCCTAATAGAAATCCTTGATAAAACCTTGGTCTGATACGTTACTATTTCTTATTTGTTGAGGGGTCATACCCATAGCAGTTTGACAGATAGTGTTATTCATTAGGTCGTTCCAGTTATCTGTGTGAATAGAGAGTAGTTCTTCTTTTCTTTTAGAGATATTTAGGTCTTCATTTTGAGCCATGTACTCTGTCCAGTAGGCAACTGCACCTGCTAGGGAGTCAACAAGGTCATCATGTACTAGGGAACCTCTGTGACGAGATATTCGTGATAGTTGATAGACAAGTTGGAGCTTTAATCTTCTTTCTGGTGTTTCTTGAGGGTTAGAACGGAAGTCTTTTTCTATCACTTTGCGGTCAATTATGAGCCTGTGAGAGTTCATTACAGGTTCTAATGTGTCGATTATGCGTAGTTCTTTAGTCTTATTGTTTCTAACGTCTTCAACTTGGCATGGGTGGAACCTCATAAGGAAGGGTTTTAACAGTTCAGCAAACATACCACCGCCAAAGTTTTGTTCTACGAGTATTTGATTTATGTTATTGTCTCTAGCAATCTTACTAATTTTCTCCAGAACGGCATCTGAGTAGCCTCCTGAGAGTCCTAAACACTCTGTGACGTATAAATTACCATTAAGCATCTTAACGCAGCTTATAGCGGTCTGGTCCTTGCCCTTTCCTGATGGGTCAACAAACATAACTGACCCTGTATATTCTATGAAGTCTCCAAATTCTTGAGCAGGTCGATAAAATCTATCGCCATTAAACCCTACGCATTGAAGATCTTGTATTACATATTCGGGATTGTTAGACCAAATAATTTTTTCTGGTGCAAATTCTTTATTTACAGAAGCGATTACTAGGTCGTTTATTTTTAAAGGGTATCTATCTTTATCTGAAAGGGTTGTATCTAGTTGAAACTGTAGATTGAAGCCAGAACGCCCATAGGAGGCTTCACGTTCCATCAAATCCTGTGCTGAGAACCTTATAGGGTCTACAGGATCATTAGGCTTTACAAGCCCTTCTAGGAGTTCTTTTTGTATTTTAGGAGCAAGTCTATCTCCATAGTTGTTTTTTAGCTGTGGGTATCTAGCTGTCCATATTCTTGTTTCATATCCTCTTTCTTCTAGTGTGAGGTACACAGAATTTTCTACCTGTGGTGTACCAAGAAAGGTAATCTTTCCATTTGGTTTTAAGATCGCTTCAAATTCTTTTACAGCTTCACTAAGTTTGTCTCTCATGGGCTGTGTATAGGAGTTGTTAGGAACTTCTACGTCATCAGCTATAACTTCATCTGCTCTAGCTCCTGACATCTGCCCTAAGACACCCCTAGAAGAGCATGAGGGAGCATGATCGGCCTGTGCAGGTTTTACATCAAAACTTACCTTACTGTTTCTCTGGTCATCTCTGGGGATCAAATCAGCAAGTATTGGCATCTCATTGATAAGACGCATGGTAAATGTAGTAAAGTTATCGGCTCTATCTTTACTGGCAGATACGACCAAGAACTTTAGCTGTGGATTCATACGAAGTCTCCACACTACATAGGTAGATGTAATCCAACTCTTACCTACACCACGAAATCCCTGTATAATTTTACGTCTTGCACCATATTGTAGATATTCAGCTATGTCTAACTGAACAGGTGTAGGATCTGGTAGGTTTAGATGTCTCCAAGTAACAATTAAGAAATATCTAAAGTCTTGTAACTTTTTTGGTAGTGGTTGCAATTATAAATCAGCTAAAGGTACAGCATCTAAGTCTGGTAGGTTCTCCATAAGCTCTTGCATTGGGTTCTTTTCTACAGGTAAGCACTCAATACCATTATCTTTTAAAAACTGTCTAGCTACGTTTAGATCCCCTGCCTTTGCTTCTCCTGTTTTTATCTTATCCACTAAAAATTTTGCTAATTCATAGTGCATAGTATTTAAAATTTCTAAGCTTTTATCCATGATTAGTCTTGTTTTTAATTAATATAATCACTTTTTATCTGTTTTGCCAAACAGAAGATACTTAATTTTACCTACAAAACCTAGCTTTCTAACCTTTTTATATAATTCCATACCTTTTTCATAGCGATATAATTTGGTTTCTATTTCTGATATACGCATTATTGCTGAAGTCAAAAGCAAATCTTGTAGCTTGGTGTACTTAACAAGGTCTAAACAGTATGCCCTTACAGCTTCATCAGGCAACTGCTCTGTTTCACGTTGTTTGACTTCAATTTCAAATTCTATTTCTGGCGGTGGATTGCCAACAAGGATTTTAAAAAATTCTTTGTGGTTCATATCAGTTCATTTTAGGAAACAACTGTTGCTCCAACATATCAACAGCCCTGTCATCAAGCGTGTTGGTAGTTTGTTTGCAGATTGCTCTAAGCAGATCAACTACTAATCTTTTTACAGCAGTTGTGGTAAAGAACTTTAGTAGTATTGGTTTTAAGAGTTTGAGCATAATAATCTTGTGTTACTTTCCAAACATAGCTACATTGCTAGTATTAGACAAGAGTTTGCACTTCTATGGAAGAACAAGAACCTAGTAAAGTCGAAACCATTGTAAAAGTTTGCGTACTTTTGTGGTCGGCAACGCTATTATCTCTCTCATATTATGAACCGCCATCTGGTAAAAAGATAGTAGATTTTGACCCTACATTTATTGCTTCAATTTTTTCAGCTTCCACAGCTTCACTAGGTTTTTCCATAAAAAAGAAAAAAGATACTATAGTAGATAATAAGAACTCTAAAGTAGGCATCAAATGAAAAAGCTACTCTTACTAGGTTTATTTATAGTTGCACCTTGTTACGCAAACGGAGTGCCAACGTGGACTACTGGTTCAAGTAACAGAACTGAAAACACTACACAAACTATAACTCGCAGCGTAGTCACAGAAAAATATGGGTCTACTATAAATACTTGGGAAGGTTCTAATATAAGTGTGGCTGCATCTGCTGGTATTTCTGGCGGTGATGCAGTATTTACAGTTGCAGATACTTCAAAAGATTGGTCATTAAATGTGACTTCAAGAGCATCAGGTTTAATGATTGAAAAGATCACACAGAATGACACGATCAACACTACTAGCGTTATCACTTCTTTGTCTGTCTTTAGTCAGTAATAAAGCTAGAGCCGAAGGCGATACAAACGTACAAGCTCAACCTAATGCTGTTGGTAATTCCAGTATTATCAACCAGAATATGAATGTTAATAATGGAATGACAGGTAAGCTACAGTTTGGAAACTTGATTTGTAGTCAACCTACTATGGCTGTAACTCCTTTCTATACAGGTAATGATGCACAGGGAGAAGATACATATAGCATCAATGAAGGTTGGGGAATCCAGATGTCATTCATGTTTCCACTAGGAACTAATAATGAAACGTGTTCTGAACTAGCAAAAGTAAAGCTAGACCTAGCCAAAGAAGAACTAGACAAGCAAGTGCATGATAAGCAGCTAGTTCGTATCTTGAAGTGTGGGCAGCTTCACGCAAGCGGTTACATGATAAATCCTAAGTCTAAGTTCGCATACATCTGTAGTGATGTAATCAATATACGAAGTTATGTAAAAGCTAACGCAGAAAAATTTAAGTAGCTAGTTTAGACACCACATAAGTTACCCAGTACAGGTATGTGAACTCTAGCTACCTTTATTATTATCCATCTTTTCTTTCACATTTGCGACTTCTTTTTTCAAAACTTTAGTAAAGATTTTCTTAAATGTTTTTTTGATAAAAGCTAATACGCTTTGCATGGCAATCCCGCCCGCCACGCTCACAACGCTTGCAGTTCCAGCAGCGATCACAGAGGAAGCAATGACCTCTGGGGCGGGTATAGGCATTTCACCAAAAAAAGGTATATTAAATGTAGCTATAGCTTCTTCAGTTGATAAAGTTTCTTTGGTGTTTGGCAGGTTTGTCGGTATTGTCTCTGGTGTTACTTCTAACGCTTCCTCCGTTTAAGATGATGTTTCTTCTTCAGCAGCAGATTCCTGACCTCCCAAACCCGACTCTACCTGTTCCAAACTTGGAAGAAGAACTGGATCTAGATATGGAATCTCTGCCACAGGTGGATAGAATATTGTATTAGGCGGTACAAGAATATAATCTGTG